TAGTGCCATGTGAGTTACCCAAGCGTGGACTAACAGAAGAGACATGCAAGTTCTTTAACTATGGCGTAGCGACACACAATGGATCTGACTGTCAGGTAGCCAGCTACAAGAATCAATCTGGCATACTGGCTGCTCAACATCTTAGGTTTAAAGATAAAAGATTTAGTTGGATAGGGGACTTGAGTGACATCAAGTTATGGGGACAGGATTTATGGCGACAAGTTAATACTGGCGGTGTGTTTGTAACAATTACAGAAGGCGAGATCGACTGCATGAGTGTGGCACAGGCTACTCGATCAGCAAGTGGAGCGTATTTCCCTGTAGTAAGTTTGCCATCTGGAGCGCAATCAGCTAATAAGTATATAGCTGCAAATTTAAAATGGTTATCTCAGTTCGTCCGTATAGTTATTTGTTTTGACTCAGACTCAGCTGGTGTTCTTGCTGCCGAAAAGGTTGCAAAGATCTTACCTACTGGCAAGGCAGCTATCGCAAATCTACCAAGAAAGGATGCTAATGAAATGCTCCTCGCAGGGGAGTCGGAGCAGCTTAGAGAACTTCTCTGGAAGGCAAGTCCTATCAGACCCGACAACATATTCTCTGCCTACGACTTATGGGAAGATTTAGTTAAAGAAGATACATCGAAGATATGTAGCTATCCCTTCCCAGAGTTAAATAGAATATGTCAAGGCTATAGAAAGCAGTCACTCACTACGATTTGCGCTGGCACAGGCGTAGGCAAGAGCCTACTTTGTAGGGAAATGGCTCATCACTTTATAGCTAACGGACTTAAGGTAGGTTGGATTGGATTAGAAGAGAGTAGTAAGAGAAGCATGCAGGGCATACTATCCATTGCGCTAAACAAACCATTGCACATTAATGAGAAAGCAGTAAGCGAAGAGGAACTAAGACAAGCGTTTGATTATTTATTTAGTGACAATAGATTTATATTGCTGCAACACTTTGGTTCACTAGATCCTGACAGATTAATAGATCAGATAACATACATGGCTACTGGCGAAGAGTGTGACGTTATCTTCTTAGATCATCTGAGCCTTGTTGTTTCTGGACTTAGTGATGGAGATGAGAGAAAACAAATAGACGTATGTTGTACCAAGCTAAGACAGGTAGTAGAGAAGACAGGGATTGGATTAGTTATGGTCAGTCACTTGCGTAGAACAGATGGCAAGCCAGCTGAAGAGGGAGGAGATATAAATTTAGCTGCCTTGAGAGGATCGAGTTCTATAGCTCAGTTATCTGACCTCGTGATTTGCGGCATCAGATCGCAGCAGTCGGAGGAAAAATCAAATGAACTACAACTTAAGGTACTTAAGAATAGGCACAACGGATCACTTGGCAAGGCTGACATCCTTGAATACAACGAAACTACTGGCAGATTATCTGCTTCACTATCTGGATTTTTACCATGACTTTACTTATTGATGGCGACTTACTTTGTTTCACATGCTGCTATGCAGTAGAAGAAGAAACACATTGGGATGAAAACATACATACTTTGACCTCTGATATGAGAGATGCCATGAGAGCCATCGAGCAAAGGCTTGATGTCTATCGAAATATCACAGAAGACGAAGGCGAAATAATTATATGTTTAAGTTCGTACCCTACCTTCAGACATGAAATGTATCAGGAGTACAAAGCTAATAGAAAAACAAAACGTAAACCTTTATGTTTACCACAAGTGATGAACGAGTTAGAAGATAGATATACAACAGTAAGGTATGAAGGGCTGGAAGCTGACGATGTACTTGGAGTACTAGCTACATCAAAGAAATACCATGATCCAATTATTGTAAGTATTGATAAAGATATGCGAACCATACCTTGCAAGCTGTTAGCTGGGGATGACGTTGAATTAATTACTCGAAGGCAAGCTGATAGAAACTGGATGATTCAATCATTAACAGGAGATCCAACTGACAACTATAAAGGTATCTCTGGAGTAGGAGCGGTTACTGCAAATAAAATATTAGGAGACACAAAAGATGTCACAAAGATGTGGGAAAAAGTGGTAGAAAATTATAAGAAACAAAAGCTTACATACAAAGAAGCTTTAACTACAGCAAGGCTGGCAAGAATATTAAGACACGAAGACTACAATATGATGACAGGTAAGATAAAACTATGGACTCCTTAATCTATATCTAAAGGGTTCTTCTTCTTGGGAAATCCAGCTTGCATATTTTTGTACGCTTTATCTGAGATAGTACTATTCTTTTTTGATCTACTTGTACCAGCTTTCTTTCTCTTGTTGATGTTGTAATACAATCCTTTCTTAGCCATAGTAAGTGCAGTAATATAAATATAAATTAGCATTGCATATGGCTATTGACGACCCATTTCCTCCCATTGATGAGGTATTAATTAATAGATTAAAAGAGATGATACCAGAAAAATGCCCTGACATTGATACAGATGATAGAGAGATTTGGTATTACGCTGGTAAAAGAAGCATGGTAAAAATGCTCGAATCGGTTTACAATGAGCAAAACAACCTTACTAAGGATTAGCTATGTGTGGTGGTGGCGGCAGACCTAAAGACAGAACTGACGAAATGTTGGCTGTACAAAGGGAACAAATGGCAGAGCAAAAAAGACAGTACGAAGAAACTCGTGCTGACAATGTGGCTCGTCAAGAAGAACAAAAGAAAATAGCACAAGCTCCATCTGCTCCCCCTCCATCTGCAACTGCTGGTTCAGCTGCCGCAGCGCTTGAAATTCCAGGTGGTGACTTGGGTTTGGGCGCAGCAGAAAAACGCAGAGGTTACGGAAGAAGACGTTTAAGGACAGATTTAAAGAAAGGATCTGGACTACAAATCCCCTAACTTAAATGAATAATAACGAAGTTACTTTAACGAGTAGTGTCGATCAGGATAGCTCCTACAAAAAAGATATGGAGCAGAAGAAAGGCGTTACTGTTGCATCAAAGTATCAGCAACAACAAACAACAAGAGCGCCTTATGGGGATAGAGCAAGAGCCAACGCTAAAGTAACTATTCCGTTTCTATATCCAGAAGATACATACGGAGATAGAGGTAAGATAGCTAATCCACATCAAAGCATGGGCGCTCGTGGAGTTTTAAATATTGCCAATAAACTTGGAATAAATCTTTTCCCTATTAATACTGGATTTTTTAAACTTGAGATAGATGGATTGGCAATGATAGTTGCACAGTCTGGACCAGAAGCAAAGACAGAATTAGATACAGCACTCGTCAAGGTAGAGCAGCAAGTCCATAACATGCTGGAAACAATGTCGTTTAGGGCATCAATGCACGAAGCATTTGAACAGCTTATTGTTGCTGGCAATGTCTTGTTGTATATAAATCCTACTGGTATAAGAGTTATCCATTTAGAGAACTACACTATCAATAGAGATCCAATGGGGAATGTCGAAGAGATTATTATTGAAGAAGAAGTTAGTCCAACTGTATTACCAAAAGATTTTCTACCTAAAGATCTTCAAGAGAAAGACAATTACAGTAAAGAAAAAACTATAAAGATTTATACATGCGTTAAATACAAAGATGATAAGTGCATCTGGTATCAAGAAGTAAAAGGTAAGCCAGTACCTAATACATATGGCATGTCTCCAGCTGACTGCTCTCCTTTTATTCCATTACGTTGGACACAAATCGAGTCAGAAAATTACGGACGTAGTTTTATTGAGCAATGGTATGGCGACTTAACTGCATTAGAAAATTTATATCAAAGCATACTGGAAGCTAGTGCAATGCTAAGTAAGGTATTGTTCATGGTATCTCCAGCTGGAACTACAAGACCTCGCACCTTAGTTAATGCTGAGAACGGATCAGTAATACAAGGCAACGCTACTGACGTTACAGTCTTACAAGCACAAGGTAAGTTAAATGATTTATCTTTAGCAAACAATACCATCGACAGAATAGAGAACAGACTGTCGTTTGCTTTCCTTCTTAACAGCGCAGTACAGCGCCCAGCTGAAAGGGTAACAGCGGAAGAGATAAGATACAGCAGTCAAGAGTTAGAAGCTTCTTTGGGTGGTCTATACTCACAGCTGACGCAAGAACTACAGCTACCTCTAGTCAAACGATTAGTATTTATATTGCAAAAAACTAGAAAGATTCCTGATTTTCCTAAAGGAGAAGACGGAGAAAGTCTAATACATCCTAAACCTATTACTGGTATGGAAGCTATAGGTAGAGGGGATGATAGAAATAAACTATTAGAATTTATTGGATCTGCTAGAGATGCACTCGGACCAGAGATACTTACTCAATATATAAATATGGAAGAAGCTTTAAGAAGGTTAGCAGCAAGCAGTTCTATAGACACAACCAATCTTGTTAAGACTCCGCAACAATTAGAAGAAGAATCCAAAGCTTTAGCTGGACAGAATGAAAAGATGCAACAACAAGAGATGATGAGTAATATGATATCAAGTCCAGCCGCTGCTAGAGTGGCTGAAAATTACACAAAACAAGGTGCGCCCTATGGTCCCCAATTCCAAGAAGGAGGAGCAGTCTCCCCAGATGGACAAGCTAACCTCCAAGCTCCAAACCTCGATGAAGGTGGAGTCCCCATCCCAGCAGCCTGACGCTGGTCCAAAAGAAATTACAATTACGCCAGAAATGGTAGAAAAATTTAAGAGGAATTAACCTATGCCAGATCCAATTACAATCACACAAGAAGCTATCCAGCCAGTAGAAGAAGATGTAGTTGCTAACCTCGAAGCTGAAGCAGCGGAACTTCAGAAAGAAGGAAGCTTACCTAAAGAAGAGCAGCTGATTGGAGGAGAGTTTCAATCGCAAGAGGATTTGCTTGCAGCATACAACGAACTCAAATCTCAGCAAGAACAATCTACTCCAGAGCCAGCAGGCACAGCCCAAGAAATTTATGGAGAAGCTGTAGGCAACTTACTTGAGCAAGGCAATGTTGACTATGTTTCTATGAATGAATACTGGCAACAGAAGGGAGAGATAACAGATGCACATTATAAAGAACTAGAGCAAGCTGGCTTTCCTCGTTCAATAGTTGACGCACATCTAGGAGGGTTACGCAATGATGCAGCTGTAACCGAAAGAGAAATTTATGCAATAAGAGATAGTTATGGCGCTGACAATTTTGCAAACATGCAAGAGTGGGCGAGTATAAATTTAACTGATGCTGAAAAGAAAGCGTATTCAGCTGGCATAGGCTCTACTAACATTGAACAAGTAAAGCTTACTGTTGCTGGATTACACGCAAGATATATAGGTAGTGTCGGAAGCGAACCTAATTTATTATCTGGTCGTCCTTCATCTGGAAGTGCTGACAAGTTTGAAAGTACTGCTCAGTTAGAAGACGCAATGAATGATCCTCGATACAAAAGAGATCCAGCTTTCAGAGCAAGAGTAGAAGATAAACTAGGTAGATCTAGTATTTTTTAAACATCCCAATTAACTAACTTCTTGGCTGCTGTCTGTTCGTCAGCAGTCATTTCCGT